ACATAACGTAATTTATGGGCTATCGCTATTACGCAAATGCGTCCTCAGTTGGTGCATTAGCTAGACCTGCAACAAGTGTTAGCGCTACACATGCCGCACTAATCTTTTTTACAATATCCGTCCAAATATCGCCTTCTTCCTTACTTTTTGATTTTTCAATCGCAAGATTTAATAAGGCTTCTTTTTGATCTAATCCAATTGCATTGGCCATTGTGATACATTGATTCGCAGTCAAATGCCTCTTACCTTTTTTGATTTGAGACATATTACCTGAATTAAATTCTTCGAAGTCGGAAATTACTTGTTTATCCTGACTATAACCCATGAAATTTTTATATTTTTCAATTAGTTCGTAACTAAAGTTCATATCTATTCTCCTCACTCTTTTAATTATAACTGTCATTCTTGATAAATAAAAAGTTGACAACTGTCAAAGTCGAACGCTATATTTCAAAAACATTCAATTATGACAGCTTGTCATTGTAACAAGGAAACAGCGTTGAAATTCTATCTTCAATATATTTCAGGCACAGATGAATACGCTTTAGGTTTCAATAAAATTGAACACCCGCTTATGTATTCTTCACGTTCAGAAGCAATGGCTTTTTGCATTGATTACTGTAACGGCGAAAGCTTTGAAATAATTGATGTAGATGACAACAATTGGCAAGAACTTTTCGACTCTGGAGTATTCGACTATGAACCAGAGTGCTAAAAAGCCAGTTAAAAACCTGACTAAAATAGATTATTTAACAATCGTATTTTCTCCAAATGAGGTAGCTCGCTGTCGCTATGATGCAAAACTTGCATTTGGTAATGGTGATTTTTCTTCCTACAAAGAAGCCTATAACGCGATGTTATGCGCAGAAATGTTTGCTAACAACCCTACCGATGATTTCATTTCTGATACAAAAACCTCATTAGTTGCTAGTGATGATTTGGAATTTGACGTTAATGAAAGTGTTATTTTCAACTCGGATTATTACTATAACGAGCTTTTTGAAAGCAACCTTGCAGGTGCATCTAAGTATCGTCAATACAATTCAATTAAAGAAATACCAGAAGAAGAACGTAAACACTTTTTAAAAAATGTTGTAAGAAAAACAAAGCGTTATAAGGCACTTACTTCATTGATTGAAGGTGATATTTCTAAATTTATGCACCTTTTAAACACTGAGGTAGCAACTGAAGCTGACCGTTTAACCAGTGATACATTGAGCTGGTCTTACCGTGAAAATAACGGTGGTATGTTTACTTATGAAAAATCAGCTTCGCTTTATCGCCATGATGTTAACTCAGGTGTTATTGCTTGGGGTGCTAATAATGGAGGCGTAATGGTCTCTTTTACTGGCACTGGTTGTGCTGGTTTAGATATTCCTAAATTGCATACGATGTTGCAAAAAATGCCAAACATAAAAATTACCCGTTTAGATATTGCCTACGATGATTACGAAGGTAACCGCACTGTTCTTGATTACTTCCAAAACCTTGAAGAAGGCGCATTTTGTAAAACTAATCAAGCGCCCTCTTTTTCATTTATTCAAACTGGTGAATTACAAAAACTATCAGACCAGCAACAGGCCGAATTTAAGAAAAAGCATGGCTGGCAAAAACGCTATGACTGTATAGCAAACGGCGGTAATACCTTATATGTAGGCAGTCGCAAAAATGGAAAAATGGCGCGTATGTACGAAAAGGGAAAGCAAATGGAAAGCGAATCTCAGCCTCATTGGGTTCGAGCTGAACTTGAACTTCGCAGTATTGACCGTGTTATCTCCTTGGATGCACTTTTAAATACCGATGCAGTATTTGCTGCTGCCTACCCCGCTTTTGCTTTTATTACTTCTGAACGTCTTGAAATAAAAACGACCAGCCGACAAAGACAACATAACGGCGTTCTAGTTGCTGAAAGGTTAGAACGATACTGCGTTCAGTCGTACAGCAAATTTATAAATTACTTACGTCACATACAAGAATTATCTAGTGATGAAATTATTAATCGAATAACTAAAGGCCTAAATCCTTGGGATATACCCGACTCTATTAATAAGGCCTGTATTACACCACCCAACCAAATGGAGTTAACAACATGAAAGTAATTTTATTATCTGCGGCAATTGGTAAAGGCGTTTCTAGTAAATCGGGCGCACCTAAACATTACGCATTTTCTTCGGTTTCTTACCTAGTGCCAGAGAAAGACTTTATTCAAGGCGACCACAATATTCAAAAATGTGGTTATGAACCTAAAAGTGTCTCGATGGTAGATAACCAAGAGCTTTATAACAAGTTTAAAAAAATCACAGCTGAAAATGGCATTTGTGAAGTTGATTTAATTCTACAGCCTGACCCTGAAAATATGTCTCGAAATATAGTTTCAGACGTTCAGCTGGTGAAATAGTTATGCCTCAATGTGTAGTCATCAATTCAAAAAATACGCTAAAAGCGGTTACAGGTTCGGATTGTGATTACATCATTGTCTCAAAAGCTGAGTTCTTAGAGCTACAGCAAAACGGATTAGTAAATGTTCTGAATGAACTATTTGCTTTTGACTTGGCCACTTTCGGCCTAATTAACTCGGCGGCACTAGTCGCTTTTATCACTGCTCATTGCATCGGTCGTGTAGTACGAGTAATGGGAAAAACTTAAATATTAAGGAATACCCAAATGAAAAATTTAAAAAATATCTTAGCTACTAAACGTGCGAAAGCTGGTCTTTTAGTTACTTCTCTTATCGGTTCAAGCTCTGCTTTTGCAGCCGATCATTCAGAAGCAATTAACGCTGCTGTTGCTGATGGTACTACAAACTACACTGCAATTGTTACGGGTGTAATTATGGTCGCTGCAATCGGTTTTGCTATTGGCATGATTGTTTCAAAACTACGTAACTAAAATGGTTACCTCTATTGGTCTTGCTTGTTTTCTTGTTTGGTGTTTTGTAGAAGGCTTTTCAAGTGGAGTAAGAACCAGTTAGCAACTGGCGGGTAACACCGCCTTTATCTAAAGGGCGCTATAATGCGATTTCTAATATTATTAGTAGCGCTTACTAGCGCTTTTTTTGTATCTGCTGATGAGCTTCGCTTACCTGACTTAACAGACTTAAGACCACCAAATACAACCGAAGATTTTTGTTCAAAAACCTCTCAAATACATGGTTACACTGGCGTTGGTTGTTCTGCTGTTTCGGCTTTCGAGTCTAATAGAGCGTCTTGTGAAGATTTAGCTGATAAGATTATTAAACCTGACTTTGGTCAAAGTATTAACTATCAGTTTGAATGCTACTTTTCGCCAAACAGTTATAATTTTAGAATTAATGAAACATATCAAAAGTACAGCGTACAAGCTGGACAGTATGTGACTTATGAAGGTTCAAGTTACATACTTAATTTTGCCCCCCAACAACCACAATTTACATTTGAATGTCCGCCTGATGGTTACCGAAATCATATAGTAAAAATTGATAAAGTTCCTGTGCCCGATGACCCTTCAGTACCACCCTTTGACTGTGCCAAAATAATTTCTTCTTATGATAATGATTGCCCTCCTGCAAATGACAATGACCCTTTTGCATTTTCCTTTCGCCCAGGTATACACACCGTTTGTTATAACGTGGCTTCAGGTCGCCAATGTGAAATCTTAACTGATAAAAATGGAGGGTATTATTTTCCGCATTCCTTTGGTAGCCGAGAACCTGATGAATGTTCATCTGAATCTGATGGAGATCCAACAGACCCTGACGATACTGACCCAACTGAACCAGATGAAACAGACACGACCGAAACGGCCGAACCTGATGAAAAACCAGAAGCTGAGGAATTAGACACCGAAGCAAAAACAGAACTGATTGATGGTATCAATACAATAAACACAAACCTTAGCGCAATGAACACGAATCAAATTTCGGCTAGTAATTCTAATGACGACCGACTTGATAGACTCGCAGGTGAAATTCAAATAAGTAATAACTATTTGAGTGAAATCGCTACTGGCTCACCAAACTCAGGTGGGTCAATTGATAATCAGGCCCTCGCGGAAATTGCAGCCAATACAAAACAAACGGCTGAAAATACCGAGCCACTAGATTTTGGCATTAGCGCCAACCGTAAAAATAAAGGTTTATCATCGGTTTTTGTTAACTCAAAAATTAATGAGCTAAAAGAAGAAGTCGAAGCTAAGAACTTAGAGTTTGAAAATTATTTAGCTCAAATACAAGATGAAAGCAAAGTACTATTTTCCTTAAACCCTAACATTACAGCTTCTTATCAAGAAAGGTTAGAAACGATTAAAGGTGTTGAGGTTGATTTAGGTCTATCTCGTTTTTCTAATTTTTTTCAATTAATTGCGCCAGCTATTTTACTGGCCGCTTCAATTACTGCACTTTTCATTTTACTTGGGGGCAATAAAGAATGAATAAATTAACATTCGGCTTTTTACTATTAGTCTTTTCATGTGGTTTGTACGCAGATGAATATCAAGGTATAGCGGGTACAGCGCAAGCAATTGGTTATTTTTTTTCTGATGTATGGTCATTCTTAGAGCAAGACGTTCCAAATTTTTTAAGACGGCTTTCAAATTGGGTAATTACACAAGCTGCATTATTTAAAATTAACGCGCAAATTGAGTCTACAAAATTGGCTTGGAGCATAGCCAAAAGTATCGCAGAAAACTTTGAAATAGGTTCTAAAATCCTCAGTGCCGCAGATGCTTTGCCAAAAGATGTTCAAGCTGCACTTATTGATATGCGCCTTTTCGATGGTGTGAATATTATAGTTCAAGCGCTAATTGCACGTTATGTATTGAGGTTTATCTAATGGCATCATCAATTTTTCATGGCGCGCCCGGCTCTTTCAAATCCGCTAGTGCAACTTGGTTTGAAGTATTACCAGCTTTAAGAAAAGGCCGATTGGTTGTAACCAATATTGAGGGTATTTTACCCATAGAAGAAATTGAAACTGAGTTACAAGAAACTTTCCCTGAATCCGCTCAGCTTTGGAGATTATCCTCACAAAATGAAGAAGGCCAACACCTTTGGCGGAATTGGTATCACTGGATGCCAACTGGTGCTTTAGTTTTAATTGATGAAGTTCAAGACGTTTACCCAACAGAAGCCACTTTTAAACCTGAATCTTGTAATTATCGCCATATAGATTTTTATAAAGATTCGATACCCGAGCATTGGTATACATACCATTTTGAACAATTGGAAAAGTTTAAACCAGAAAATTTAACCAGTGGTGATATTGATGATTTAGGAAGGGAGATATTTAACGAACATGGCCACATTATTTACCCCAAAACACTTAAAGAATGTTACATGCGACACAGAAAATACAACTGGGATATTATCGTCTGCACCCCAGATATTACCAGCGTCCATAAATACATTAGAAACGTTAGCCAATACGCATACTCACATAAATACTTCGATGGACTCGCAGCAATCCCCTATTACAACCGAAGGCCAAGAATTTTTGAACACAACCCAAAACTTGACGGAAAAACACCAAACAAATCGAGCACTATCGTTTGGAAGAAAATCCCAATCGAAGTGCACAAATGTTATAAATCGACAGCCACCGGCGGTGTTACAAAAGGACAAGGTAAAAATTTCCTTTTCAGTCCTATTTTTGCCTTTCCAGTTACTGCTATCTTTTTGTGCATATTGTATTGGCTATGGTATTTTTCCAGTTCTTCAAATGATGTGGAAAATATTGAAACCCCCGTTAACTCAAGTATGGAAAGTACTAAAAAAGATACTGGTATTAATAGCGGTGATTCTGATTTTAAGATTGCTGGTAGTGACCCTGTTTTTATAAGCTTGCCATATGGTGCTACCGATATTTTCGTTACTGGTATCCAGCAAGTTAAACGGCCAGAACGAACACACCGAGAATACATATTTGAATTTGTCACAGATAAATATGGCGTGTTTAGTTTAACCTCATACGAACTTGCAAGCATGGGTTTTACTATTCAGTACTTTAGCCCCTGTAATGTAGTTATTAAAAATAGTGCTTTTTCATATCGTGCTTTATGTAGCCCGAACCCTTATGACCCACCATCAGATGATAAAGAAGAAATCGACACAACTTCTCTTTTAACTTCTTTATAAGCAGATGAAAACAAGCCGCCAAGCGAAGCCTGAGCGTAGCGGCTTGGTTATCTGGTACGTAACTTATTACGTAATTTTTATATATTACGTAATAAACAACATAATTTATTACGTACCAACGACCAGTACATGTACGAACTTATGAAACTTTGTTTCATGAAAGGCCACAAACCAATGCTATTATTCCACTATTGTTAAATGGCCGTAACAAAGCGAAGCGCTTAGTAGTTAATAGTTACACATAAACCCGCGCTTGCGCCTTTGATAAACCAATACGGAGTTTGAGTAAATGATGATGCTAAGAGAAACACCCCTCCCCCCATATACTAATAGGGGGGGAGCGAAATTTACATTTATTGCATATTTACATTTAAGTAACATCTGCGTTGTGTTTAATAAATAGGAACAAAAATCACAATGTTTAAATCGGAATTTCACAAACAGTTACTCTCACTATTCGGCTACGACTATGCAAAAGCGGCGAATGAACTAGGTGTGAGTGAACGACAAATAAGACGTTACGTTATAGCTGGAAAGGCGAGCCCGCCAGTAGAAAAACTAGTCGCTATTATTTACCGTGGGTATTTACCCGAAAAAGGTGCATGGGCAGACTGTAAAATATCAATGGAAGATCACACAATGTCTACACCTTGGGGTAAAGTTAACCCCTCTGATGTCCAGCTAGTTCAGCGCTATAAGTGGTCTGCGAGAAAATCTGAGTCTATGTATAGAACTCTAAAAGAAAACCATAAAACACAAGATTTATACCTATCCGATTTGCAAGATCGGTTATTAAATATAATCGGAGAAATATCTGAAAGGACTGGTAGTTAAAGATGTTAAATAACTCTATTTTACGATAACATCGCTTTAAAAAGGGCTTTAAGTCCTTTCATACTAACTTTTATTATTAAGGACAGATAAATGAAAAGTTTTTTACTTATAATTGGTTTAATGACTATTTCCAATTCTTGTTTCGCAATTACACATCAAGAAATAGATAACCATAAAGCTCATCTAGTAACTGCAAAATCACTTTTATCTAATAGTAATTTTAATGGCGCTATCATATGTGGGTTCATCAGTAATTCACTGAATGATGTCTCGGCTACAGAGCAACATAGTGAAAATGCTTTCAATATTGGTTTAAAGAGCAACTATACATATACAGAGATCATGACTGGTATGGCCTTAGCACTTGAGATTTATAAATCTAGCTTTAATTTTTATATTGAGGGTTTTATAGCTGGTATTGATAAAGGTCTAAACGCAGATGGAGACAGTTCTTCAATTAAACTAAAAGCGAAAGAAAAACTATTTAAACTCTGGGACAAATCTAACAATTGCATGAATGGTAAGAGCACCTCCGAGTATTAATATATGACTAAATACAATAAGGAACGTTATATTCGATGGGCAAATCACCGTATAGCCCAGTTAACCTTTACCATTAACTTATATCTAGGTTTTTCAGTTGCCTCCTTAGCTTTTTGTATCAATCTTCTTTTAACCACATATAAAAATAACAATGATTTAAAATTTACAGTTTTTATTTTGTCTGTTAGTGCAATTATGGGTAGTCTAGCTAGCTTATTTCGCTTATTTGATTTTCGTTATACTGCCTTAAAAATAAAAAATAAGACCAAAATCAATACTTTTATTTCTAAGAATGTAGGTGCTTTGACTTGGGCTTGCTTATGGGCTCAAATTCTCACCTATATTTATGGTGCTTTCTTTTTTATTTCCACCTTTGTATTCGCTGCTTCTAACTGATTTAACTTTTACCTTCCTATTTTAATTTTCCATGATAGTTTTTGATTAATTTATTAATTTATTAATTTACCTCAAGTCAAACTATCACTCTAGACAGTAGATGTAACTCATTATAAAGAAAAGGTTTTTCACCCTTCCTTCATATGTAACGTACCATAACTTATAAGCCTAAACTGTGATTTTACACTTTAATCAATAGTGTTATTATATGAGCTTATGCCTCTCTATTTAATGGATTAAATATATGAATTTCAGTGAATTAAGACTCTATTTAATTATAGTTTTCGCTGGCCTTACTCTCTGGTTTGCGAATGAAATTTATGAGCATAAAAAATCCGAAACCTTGCTGAATGATTTAAAAGATATATCTAACCCTAGTCAAAAACCCAAGATACTCACATTCGAAGAAAAATTAGAGCAAGCTATGGAACGCCAAAAAGTACTACAGGGTAACTCGACTAAAAATAAAGCTGACAAATATATGGCAGATTTACGTTCTAAATTTACTAAGGAAGAGTTCGAAGAAAAACTTGCTGTATGTAACTATTTTACTGATTTATATAGAAATGACCGAACAAAAGAAAATGAATTAAAATACGTTAAGGCATGTGATCCAATGTATCACTAGCGACAGACTGTCAACCTTGACTAATGGAGTAAGAATCTAATATAAAAGGGCTTTTTGCCCTTTTCTTATTTACTACATACCGTAATTTATGGGATATC